TTAAAGATAGTGCGATTCTATCCAAATCAAAATTCTTTACTGAGAAAGATATGGTGCCAACTGATGTGCCGATGATTAATGTGGCACTTAGTGGCAAACTAGATGGTGGTATTATTCCTGGTCTTACTATGTGGGCAGGACCATCGAAACACTTTAAGACTGCTTTTAGTTTGTTGATGGCAAAAGCATACATGGACAAATACCCTGAAGCAGTATTGTTGTTCTATGATTCAGAATTTGGAACACCTGTCAAATACTTTGAAACATTTCAGATTGATATGGACAGAGTCCTACACACACCTTTGACTGACATTGAACAGTTGAAGTTCGATATAATGCAACAGCTTCAAGAAGTGAATCGTGGCGATAAACTCGTCATTATATTAGACTCTATTGGCAATCTAGCATCTAAGAAAGAAGTAGAAGATGCACTTGAAGGTAAATCTGTTGCAGATATGAGCCGTGCTAAACAAGTCAAATCATTGTTTAGAATGGTGACACCTCACCTCAACCTTAAAGATATTCCAATGGTTGTTGTGAATCATACTTACAAAGAGATTGGTATGTTCCCGAAAGATATCGTTGGTGGCGGTACAGGTTCTTACTACTCTGCTGACAACATCTACATTCTAGGTCGTCAACAAGAAAAAGAAGGCACAGAAATTGTAGGTTATAATTTCATTATTAATGTGGAGAAATCTCGTTATGTTAAAGAGAAATCTAAAATTCCTATTTCGGTCTCCTTCGATGGTGGTATTCAAAAGTATTCTGGCCTTGTCGATATTGCGATTGAAGGTAAGTTTGTTGCTAAACCATCACCAGGTTGGTATGCAAAGGTTGACCAGAAAACTGGAGAGATTGGTGACAAAGTTCGTTTCGATGCCACGCAAACGGATGAATTTTGGCAACCATTACTTAAAGACGAATCGTTTAAGGAATTCGTAAATGAGAAATATGGTATTGCATATGGAAACATTATGGGAGAAACTCCAGTTCTGGAAGAAACCGAGGATGCTTAAAGAGTTTAAAGACTATCGGTTGTTTGATTATGAAACCGCCGATGGTCGTCAGGCAACTGGTATAGAAATACTCCAAGGAGAGTATGAAGGTGTTCTATATCATTACCAAGAAGCAAGAATGATTGAAGAAAACGGATTAGGTAAATTACAATTCGGATATTCTCTCATTCATCCAGGTAAACATACACTAACAGAGTTGCATGAAGATGCAAATTTTGTTACAATTATGGGTGAAATTTTAACAGAAGTATTAATGAAGAAACTAGATAATGAACAGACTGGAAAAAACAATCCTCAAAAATTTAGTGTATAATGAACCATTTACACGAAAAGTTTTACCTTTCATAAAAGCCGATTACTTCTCTGACCCAACCGAAAAGTTGGTGTTCAAAGAAGTATTTGATTTTGTGAACAAATACAAAAATCTTCCTACACACGAAGCGCTTGTAATCAATATCACCGAAGCGAAGAATCTTACTGAACCACAAGTAAGAGATTCGATTGAATTACTCAAAGAAATCTCCCTAGAAAAAGATGATGTGCCTGAAATGGCATGGTTGACTGAGCAGACTGAAAAGTTTTGCCAAGACAAAGCAATCTACAATGCAATCATGGAATCTGTTGGCATCCTCGATGACAAGAATGGTAAGAAAACTAAAGGTGAGATACCACAACTTCTTGCTGATGCACTTGGCGTTTCTTTTGACAGTAATGTTGGTCACGATTACACACAAGACTTTGAATCTCGTTATGACTTCTATCACAAAGTAGAATCCCGTATTCGTTTTGATATCGACATTCTCAATAAGATTACTAAAGGTGGTCTGCCAACAAAGACTTTGAATATTGCACTTGCAGGTACTGGTGTTGGTAAATCATTATTCATGTGCCATGTGGCCGCAGGTTGTCTATCACAAGGTCATAATGTTTTGTATATCACAATGGAAATGGCAGAAGAACGAATCGCAGAACGAATCGATGCCAACTTGTTGAATATTGATTTGAATGAACTACACACAATCAGTAAAGATGATTATGAAAGAAAGTTTGAATCATTAAAATCTAAAACACATGGCAAGTTAATCATCAAAGAGTATCCAACTGCTTCTGCTTCGACACTACACTTCCGTGCTTTGTTGAACGAATTGCATTTGAAGAAGAATTTCAGACCAGATATTATTTTTATCGACTACTTGAATATCTGTGCCTCTGCTCGTATCAAACCAGGTGGTAATGTAAACAGTTACACATACATTAAATCTATTGCAGAAGAACTCCGTGGTCTTGCAGTTGAGTTTTCTTTGCCTGTTGTTTCTGCAACACAAACAACTCGTAGTGGTTTCAGTAATTCGGATCCTGGTCTCGAAGATACATCAGAATCTTTTGGTTTGCCTGCAACTGCCGATTTTATGTTTGCTCTTGTGACGAATGAAGAACTCGAAGGTCTGAATCAGATTCTAATCAAACAATTGAAGAATCGTTATAGTGACCCAAACTATTACAAACGATTTGTTGTCGGTATTGACCGTGCTAAGATGAGACTATATGATGCCGAACAATCTGCACAAGATGAAATCATCGACAAAGGTCACGATGATGATACACCACCATTAAACACATTTGGTAATCGAGAGCGAAAGTTGAACAATAAGTTTGGAGACTTGAAAGTATGAGTTTGTCCAAAGAACAAGCCATACATTGTGCAAATGTATTTTCCAATTACTTTGATAAGTTTGAAAGAATTGATGACTACATTCGTGACCAAAAACTGAACAGTCTATCAGAAAGACCTACTGCCTTGTTTGGCATGGGACCTGAAGATGATTTGTTTAGTGATTTCTCCATACATCCAAAAGATATGGACTTTGAATTGGTCGAACTACCACAAGATACATGGGACATTTATCTAAACATGATTTCTAGTCACTCTAACATGACTAGTATTCCTGGTCGTTGTTTGCGATTGGCAGTCTTGGAAAAGAAAACTAAGAAGTGGGTTGGTTTCATTCGTCTAGGTTCTCCTGTTATCAATATGAAACCTCGCAATGAAATGTTGAATGGTGTTTTCACACAGACACCAGAATCATCTAAGGCATTTAATCACACTTCAATTATGGGTTTTGTGATTGTGCCAAGTCAACCATTTGGTTTCAACTACCTTGGTGGTAAGTTACTTGCCGCTATCTGTTGTTCACATGAAATCCGTGAAATGCTCAATAAGAAGTATAAGATGAATACTTGTTTGTTTGAGACAACTTCCTTGTATGGTAGTTCCAAATCATCGTCACAATATGATGGCATGAAACCATATCTTAGATTCAAAGGTTTGACAGATAGCAACTTCATTCCAATGATGCATGGCAAACCTTATGAAGATTTGAAACAATATGTTGAAGATGCCATTGGCGTTTTTGTGCCAGAAGATGCTTCTTCCCGTAAGATGAAGATTTCAAATACTATTATTGCAATGACTAAGGCGGCACTCAAAGGCACACCAGAAGGTGATAAGTTTGCAAAGACTATTGAAAACGCATTGTCATTGACAGAAAAGAAACGATACTATGCCTCTAACTATGGGTATAGTAACTTTACCGATGTGGTCATGGGAAGAACAGACAAGTTAATTCCAGACAAAGAAAACTATGATAAGTTTCATTTGGAATCGATTATAGACTGGTGGAAGAAGAAATCAACGACAAGATATGATACACTCAAGGCTGAGAATCGGCTACGCTCCGAGATAGAAGTTTGGACAGGCGAAAAAGAACTTGACATTATCAGGTAAACCTGTTAGCATAAATACTTCATTAAACATATGGAGTATTAAATGGCCGGTAATGCGATAGAAACTGCTAAACAAGAAAATGGGTCGAGAGTCTATTTCGAATTAATTATCGAAAAGAATAAAGACCCTGAAAAAGATTTTGCAGAGTTATCAAAAGCAGTAAAAAAAGTTTATCCAAATGTCAATAACGATTGGATGGAATCCTATGCTAAACAAGCCATGGCATTAAAGAAGTATATTGGTCGTGAAAAAGGTTATGAATACTCCCGTGATGATGGATTTATGCCTTGGATTGAAGGTATTGCGAAAACGAAATGTGGAGTATCAGTTAAAGACCGTTGGGACCCTGCCGATATCTATATGATTAAAACAAGAAAAAGAGCAGAGATTCAAAAGAAAATTACTTCACTAACATCTGGTCCTGATAAAGATGCAAACCTTTTGGCATTAAATGATTATATGCGTGTCTGTATGGCGAATTTAGAAATGTTACCAGTATCATTAAAAGCCATTAAGAAATCTACACAAGCGGCAAAAGCAGAACCTGCAAATGCGGGTGGTAAAGGTAAATCGTTAGACATTAAAGTTGTACCAGGTTCAGTAAAATGTTTATTGGACTTTGGCCATAAGAATGATAATGAATTTGACACAGGTGAATTTGCATTTGATTTTACTGTTGGTGATGAAGAAATTCACGGACAGGCTCGTAACTTCCAATATTCAGTTGCAAGAAATTTAGTGCAAACAGATTTAACACCTAAAGGT